CTATGTGCAGGACTTTCCCCGCCGCTTCCCCCAGATACGCATCGTGGGACACCATGAGCTGAACCCGGGCAAGGCCTGTCCTTCCTTTGACGTGCAGAAGTGGCTGCGCGAGATAGGAATCAGGCAGTAAGCCCATAATATATTTAAGGTATGGAACTCAGTGAAATTATCAATCTGGTGCTGGGTGGCGGCCTGGTGGCTACGATAGCAGCCATCATCACATTGAAATCGACCGTGAGGAAAGCGAAAGCGGAAGCAGAGAAAGCGGAAGTAGAAGCCGAGACAGTCCGGATTGATAACACTGAGAAAGCCACCCGGGTACTTATTGAGAATATTGTAAACCCTTTAAAGGAAGAACTCAATGAAACAAGAAAAGACCTCAACGCGACCAAGCGCGAGATGGCACGCCTCCGCAAGGCCATCGACGATGCTAACAGCTGCCGTTATAGCGATGACTGTCCTGTGCTTCACCGCATGCGCATCGAGCAGAAAAAGCGTGAGCCGGGAGACAGCCACGAGCCAAGAGGCGAACCTCCTCGACGTGGACAGCACGGTGAGCGTCGTAGAAACCTGGCGAACGCCCGTGAAGGTCCCGATGTCAGCGGTGAGCCTGACGCTCAGCATGGACAGTCTGCGGCGGCTGCCGTCCGGAGCGGGCTACACAGCCCGGAAAGGACAGGCGAATGTGAAGGTAACGCGGAGGGCACCGACGGAGAAGGAACCGGAGCAGCTGGTGATTGAAGCTGGCTGCGACAGTCTGGAACTGGTGTGTGCCGGATATTCCAAGACCATCAGCACCCTGAAACGCCAGCTGAAGGAGGCCAGAAAGTCCAATAGCGAGCTTAGGGAAGAGACAAAGGAAAGTTCCGGAAACACCTTCCTCATGAGGCTCAAGTATTTTTGTGCCGGGCTTCTGTCCGGGATAATCGGAATAGTATTCACTTTTATAAAACTTAGAAAATGAGCAAGAACAAGAAATTCATTTACGGCATCGCAGCCGTGAAGAAAGGAACCACGCTGATAGGTTACATAGAAAAAGGCAGCTGGGACTGGGGCGGCGCTAAGCCGGAGAGTGTGGACGTGGAAGCCGAACAGGTTCCCGATGCGCCTGTGCTGACCCTGCTCCAAAAGAACGGACAGGTCAGTCCGACTTTCAACCTTATCCAGTTGGATTACGAGAACTTGAAGAACATTCTCGGTGGTGAGCTGGTGAAGACTGGTGGCAGCGGAAATGAGAAAGTTACAGGCTGGAAGGCTCCTTCCTCCCTTGTGGAATTGAGGGACAAGTGGACCATCGACTTCGTGAGCGGTCAGACGATGACCATTCCTAACGGAACCATCCTGGCCAACCTCGGCGGCAAGCTGACGCTGACCGAAGTTTCGAAGGTAGAATGCCAGCTGAAGGTGAACAAGCCCGAGGATGGCGGTGCTCCTTACGAAATCAATGACACCCCGGGTGAAGGCTGATGGACGAGCAAGTAATCAGGAAAATACAGAGAGAGGGAGCGGAAGCCTTGCTTGATGCGGGCGTTTCCCTCCCTCTCAAGGATTTAAGAATACCCTTCAGGAAGCAGCCCCTGCGGCTGCGCCTGACGATGAAGCGTCCCACGCTTTCAAGACAGATAAAGATAGCGCATGCCTATTTGTCGATGGACACGACGGCGGCCGAACTGGAGGCGATGGACCATAAGGAACAGATGCGGTTCCTTGCCCGGCATGGCAAGACCTTGAGCCGTATCATCGCCCTGACGATGGAACGCTGGTGGCTGCCGGTGTGGCTGTTGTCATGGCTCGTGAGGCACTTGATGAAGTGGGAGTACCAGAAGGCTGCCTTCAGTCAGTTCGTATTGCTGATGGGCACGCAGTCTTTTATACCTATTATCAGATCAGCAGAGATGACGAATCCGATGAAGCTGAGACTGAGCCAAGGAAAAAAGGGGAGTTAAAGAGCCGTTGGGAAGGCTCCCATAGCCCCTTCGGGTTTATCTGGCAGATAGCCAGTTCCACAGGATGGAGCGTGGACTATATCCTGAACGGCGTGAACTTCCAGACGCTTATCATGATGTTGAGCGATGCACCCCGATATGTGAGCGACAAAAAGAACGATAAGAACCAGACGGCCGAGGAAGAAGCCGGGGATATAGTTGGATTTTTCCAAAGCAATCTAAAACAATAAGTTGAATGAAACCGGTAGAGATAGAGTTTTTGATGCGGGACAACCTGACGGCGGGACTTGACAAGAGTAAGATGAGCGTCGAGCAGCTGCTTGGCGCAGCCCGCCGTGCCTCCCTGGTCATCAATACCAAGATAGATGAGCAGCGCAAGGTCATAGACGGCGTGAACTCTGACCTGGACAAGATGCAGCGCAAGCTGCAGACCATGAAGCCGGGAACCGGTCAGCAGGAACTGCTCGCAGAAATCAGCGCATGCAAGAAAGTCCTTGCCGAGGAAACAGGCGTACTGCAGCAACTGGAGAAAGAGCACCAGCAGGCCAAACAGGGTGTCGCCCAGCTGGAACAGGAATACCGCAAGATAACCATTTCTGAGGAACAGGCGGCTGCGGCTAACAAGAGCCTTACCGATAAGATAACGGAGCAGAAAGCCGTCGTGAAGCAGGTGGAGGCAGACGTGCGCGCCTTGCAGAAGGCTTACGAGAAAGCCGCTCCCGGCAATGCACAATCCGCGGCTCTGGCTGAACTGAACGCTGCTAAGAAAGCCCTTGAGGAAGATAAGGCCATCCTTGCCGAGCTGACCGCAGAGCAGGAAAAGAACAAGGAAAGCAACAAACGCCTGTCGCGCCAGCTGCGCGAACTACAGAACGACATGGCGCGCATGCGCCTGAACGGTGAACAGAACACCGAGGAGTACCGGCAGATGGCCGAAAAGGCTGCGCAGCTCTCGGACACACTGGGAGACCTGCGTGCCCAGACCAGTATCCTCGCCAATGACGATGCGAACCTGCAAGGCTTTATATCAGGTGTGAACGGTCTTTCAGGCGCATTCACCACGGCCACGGGTGTGATGTCGCTGTTTGCAGGGGAGAACGAGAACCTGATGAAGGTGCAGGCCCGCGTGCAGAGCGTCATGGCCATCACGATGGGGCTGCAGCAGCTGTTCAATGCATTGAACAAGGACAGTGCATTTCGGCTGGTCACCGTCACGAAAGTCAAGAACCTGCTGACGGCTGCCAACTACCGCCTTGCTGCATCGTTGGGTATCTCCAATGCCGCAGCGACGGCGCTCATGGCTACGCTGACACTCGGTCTTTCAGTTGTCATCACCGGGCTTATCGTGGCGTGGAACAAATACTCTGATGCACAGGAAGAAGCGGCAAGGAAGGCACAGGAACGTGTAGAGATTGAATCACAGGGCCGGGCAGAAATGATCAAGACCCGCTTCGAGATAGACACAACACGGGAGAGCCTGAAGAACTTCACCGGAACAAAGGAGGAAGAGAAGAAAAAGTGCGAGGAGCTGAACCGCAAGTATGGCGAGGCTTTCGGCTATTACGACACCGTGGCGCAGTGGTACGATGTGCTGACACAGAAAGCCGAGCAGTACATACAGATGCTTTTCCTCCAGGCCAAGGCGCAGGCGTTAGTGAACAAGGCCGTGGAAGCCGACGAAAAGGTCGCCAAGCACAAGGCGACCAAACCCGGTAATGCAGAAAGTGACATGGGCTGGTTTGCCCGTATGGGACATTATATGATGCAGTCGGAGACAAACGGCGCATACGATGCTTATGGTGCTATAGAAAAATACAACAAGGAGGCGTACAACAAACGAACAAAAGCACTGGAGGCAGAGCGCGACAACTATTTGAAGGAAGCTTCCGATTTAGAGAAACAGGCGGCAGTGGTGGCTAAGGGAGCGGACATCGGCGGTCATGTCAAGCCTGAAAACAAAAAAGACACTGAGAAAGAGGAAGAACGCAGGGCTTCCGAGTTGCTCGCCCTCCAACAGAAGAACCGTCAGGCCGAGATAGACCTGCTCAAGGAAGGTGCTGAAAAGAAACGCCGCCAAATAAAGGAAAACTATCAAAAAGAGTTAGAAGAACTTGCTAAGCAGGAGAAACGCTGGCGTGAAGCACAAAAGGGACATCTGACCCGGCGGCAAAGCGAAACCCTCGCCGAGGCCCGCTCTCTTGCCGAGAAGAAGAAAAAAAACGGCGAAGCCGAGATTGCCAAGGAAGAAGCAAAAAAGCAGCTGGAACAGCAGCGAGAAGAAATAGGCGCAATGAGCGAATATTTGCGGGAATATGGTTCGTTTCAGCAGAAGAAGCTGGCCATCGCCAAGGAGACAGCGCAGAAGATAGCCGAGGTGGACGCTTCCGAAGTGAGCGACAGTACGAAGAAGTGGAAGAAAGCCCGACTCCGCAAGGAACAGCAGCAACGCGAGGCCGGCATGTCGTTCGAGGAAATCAGCCGTGGAATCGACTGGAACGCGCTCTTCAGCGGCGTGGGCAACCTGACCAAGGAGATGATGACGCCGATGATGGAGCAGCTGCGTGCATACGTCGAGACGGACGACTACAGGAACGCCGATGCGGAGACCCAGCAGAAGGTGACGGACCTGATACAGGAGATGCGCCGGTATGTCGGTACCGACCAAAGTGTGACGTGGCAGAAGCTGGGCGAGGCCATCAGGCAGTTCACGGACAGCGTGGCGGCCTATGACCGCGCCGTGAAGGCCGAGGAAGCAGCCGTGAATAAAAGGGACGAAGGCAAGAAAAAGCTCACCTCCGGAGAAATCACAGAAGAGCAGTACAGGGAGCTGGAGACCAAGGCACAGGAACTGGGCGATGCCACCGCCAAGGCCCATGAGAGTATGGAGGATTTTGGCGCGGCCCTAAACCAAACCTCAGATGAGGTGGCCAACTTTACAAGCGGACTGACAACAGCATTAAGCAATGCCAAGGCGTGGCAGGGCGTGGAGGGTTTTAGTGGCTTACAGCAGTCCGTGGGTCAGGCAGACCAACTCAAAGGTACGCTGGATTCCATACTTCCGCAGATGGGTGAAGGCATGGCGAAGCATATCGGCAGTACGCTGTCAAGCACAATGGGTAATGCGATGTCATCCTTGGGCGGCGGATTGTCAAGTATGCTGTCGAGCGGGCTGGGTAGTATTATCGGCATCGTGGCACAGATACCCAAACTCATCCTTGACATCATTAATGGCATAAGGAACTTTGTGACAGGTATCCTTAATGCCATTACGGAAATCATCTCCCTTCGCTGGATAGACGGTTTGGTCAACGCCATCTTGGAGGCTATCGGAAATCTTATCGACGCGATATTCGACTTACCAGAAAATCTCTTCAAGGTAATAGAATCCATCATCGTAAAAGGTATTGGCGGACTTCTCAACACCGTGCTTGGACGTGTGTTTAATGTTCTCTCCTTTGGTGCATTGAGCCATAAAGGACCCAGTGAGTGGTTTACCAACTCAAACGAAGAAGAGGTTGCTGATGCCATCGACAGGCTTACCAGACGCAACGAACAGCTGGAGCAAGCTATCAAGGACCTCACCGACGAGATGAAAACCGCCAGAGGCGCTTCTGCCATCCGCATCTCCGATGAAGCCGAAAAACTGCAGCAAGAGACGATAGACAACTATCGGGGCATTGCGCAAGCGCAAGCCGGCTACCATTCCGCCCACCACAGTTTTAATCATTATTGGGGTGGCTTTAATAGGGAGCAGATAGACCGACTGAGCAAACAGATGGGTAGAAGTTGGAACGGGGACATTTGGAACTTGAGTCCGGAGGAAATGAAGATGCTCCGCTCTAATGTGGATATGTGGAAAGCCATCGAAGATACGGGTAAGGGCGGCTATGGCGGACGTGTGATAGAGAAACTGAATCAGTATATCGAGCAGGCAGGGAAGCTGAAGGAGATAACGGACGCCCTCTACGAGAACCTGACCACCACGACGAAGGATAATGTCTTTGACAGCTTTTTAAATTCCCTCTATGGACTGGCCGACGGTTCGGAGAAAGTCTTTGATGAAATAGCCGAGAATTGGCAGGCGATGGTGAACAAGATGGCGGTGAACAACCTCGTCGGTGCAAAGTTTCAGAAGAATCTGGAAACATGGTATGAAGACCTTGCTAAACTGAACAAGGCCCGAACAAAGGGTGACATAACCGATGCCGAATATCGGAAGCGTCTTGACGCACTGAAGCAGGAATATGAGAGTTACGTGAACAGCGCGAAAAGTGACATCGAGCAGTTGCGAAATGAAGGCATCATTAAGGAGACGGATAAAGCCGGAGGCACGACACAGCAAGGCAGGAGCGGTGCCTTCATGACGATGAGCCAGGACCAGGGAACAAAGCTGGAGGGGTTGTTCGTCAGCGGTCAGATGCACTGGGCAAGCATCGATGACCGCGTGGAGGACGTAGCTTCTAAGATGAACGCGGCGCAGGAACACCTGAAGCGGATAGAAGAGCATACCGGTAGCAGTGCGGCATCGCTGAAGACAGTTATGGAAGATATTAAAAAGATTATTCGCGACGGCGTAAAAATTAAATAGCATGGGAAAAATATTAGAAGGCGAAGTACTTATCAATGGTACGGATATTTGGAAAGAATATGGTGTGTTTCTCACGGAGGAGAAGAAAGGCGGCAGGGAGAACCTGAACGCCATTCTTGCTCCAAGCAAGGCGAAAGACCATGTGGGCGTGGACTTTCGTGAGCATGACGGTAAGAAATACTCCCGCGTGCTTACTCCTGCCAACGCCGAGCGAGACGTGACGCTTCACTTTGCGCAGTATGCCGCAACGAGAGAGGAATGGCTAAAGAAGTATATAGCTTTCATCCGCTTCCTGAAGACCGGGAAGGACGGTTGGCTGACCATTACCTTTAAAGGACTTGGGCTTACGCTAAAGGTATTCTATCTTGAGAGCAGCACCTATCGTTCCCTTACCTACCTGTGGCAGGAGGGCGTGCAAGCCAGCAGTTATAGAGTGAAGTTCCGGGAACCGGAACCAATCGTATAGGAAGCCTCCCCCGCCCCCTCCAAAAGGAGGGGAGCCGAATACTATTCAAACACCATTCAAACACTCATAAAACGATATAAAAATGATTCTGACACTATTTGATAGCAGCGGAAATATCAAAGCAACCATTGCTCCAAATGACAACAGCACGCAGGATAAGGAGATTCAAGGCGACAACCTGCTGAAACTCTCCTTTACGCTATATGAGTTCATCGTTATAGACGTGAATGACTATGTGGACTATGAGGGTGAGCGGTATTGGGCAACGGAAAGGTACACGCCATCGGAGAAAAGTTCCATGGAGTGGGAATATAATTTTTCGCTTCGTGGCGTAGAGAGCTTGATTACCCGCTTCTTGGTCCTCAACAACACCGATGGTGAGAGCGAACCTGTCTTTTCGCTAACGGCCCGCCCCATAGACCACATGCGCCTCATTGTAAAGAATATCAATGAGGGAATGGAGGCCTTAAAGACCTTTAAGGTTGGAATCGTAGCAGGCACGGACAACGTAACGATAGACTATACGGGGAAGTATTGTAGTGACGCCTTGAAGGAGCTTGCCGAAGCCGTACACACGGAATGGTGGTTTGATGGCGAGACACTGAACCTTTGTCGCTGTGAGCATGGCGAAGAGATTGCCCTTGGTTACGACAAAGGGCTGACTTCTCTTGATCGCGACATGGCAGACGGGGCGAAGTTCTATACCCGTCTTTTCCCAATTGGAAGCTCGCGCAACATCGATGTGGCGAAATATGGGCACAGCCGGCTGATGCTTCCTGATGGCAGGAAGTATGTAGACGTGAATGTGGAGAAGTATGGTATCATTCACCACTACGAGAAAGAAGCTTTTGCAGGCATCTATCCAAGGCGCGTCGGCGTTGTGAGCAGCGTCAGGCAAAAGGAAGTTAAGGATAAAGACGGGAAGTCCTTTACGATCTATTACTTTAAAGATAAGGATTTACCTTTTAATCCTAACGACTATGAGATAGGCGGACTTGTAAAGCGTGTGTCCTTTCAGGAAGGTAGCGAGTTGGCTGGCTTGGGAACAGACACAGACCATTACTTTGAAGTAAATTTTGATAGTAGAACCAAAGAGTTTGAAATTATTACGATATGGCCTTATAATGATGGGACACAATTGCCTGGTGGAACGCTGATTCCTAAGATTGGCGATAAGTACATCTTGTGGAATCTGCGCATGCCTGACGAATATTATGGATTAGCAGAGACAGAACTACGTAAGGCTGTGGATAAGTATAATGAGCAGCACGCCTTGGACGTCTCGCGCTATAAAGCTCCGACGGACCATGTATGGATAGAAGACAATCACGTGAAGTTGTTCATCGGCAGGCGCGTACGATTGGAAAGCGCAGAGTACTTCCCTAAGACGGGTTTTCGTAAGAGTCGTATCACGCGTATCAGCAGACAGGTAAACTTGCCTTCGCAGGTGGATATTGAAATCAGCGATGCCCTCTCGACGGGTGCGATGGCAAAGGTGGATGACTCTATTAGAGAGGTGAGAAACTACACCGGTGCGCTCGTTGGTGCACTTAACGTTCCCGACCTTATCCAAAGTGGGGACACGACAAAGCCTGCAGACAGCAATATCTATAGTGCCAGACGCTCGCATAAGGAGTTCATCAGTAAAAAGGAGAAGGACTTTGCAGAAAAGCTCATTACTTTTTTAGAAGGCATTGGGCTGAAAGACGGACGTGGTATAACGGCCGAAGGCGTGGCCACGCTGTTGGAGCTATTGAGTGATGACTTCAACGAGGCCGAGCAGCGAGGCTTTGCTTTAAAACGGCGTGCCGATGGGAAGTATCGGTTGGCGTTGACCGACTTGCAGGTGTGGGGTAAGGCTACGTTCAACGAGTTGGAGAAACGGAAGTTAAGCTATGTCGGCGGCAACATGGTATTTAGCGCTTGTGGCAGCAGGATTAAACGCGTGGTGGATAACGGTACTACATGGCGTTGTTATTTTCATCAAGATGACGGTACGACGGCTACGACTAACTTGTGGGAAGTTGACGATCAAGCGTGTTGTCAGACATTTAACATCAAGGCTGGTGTATATGCAGGCGTGGCAAACAGAAGCTATTGGCGCAGGGTGATGGCTAAAGGTGAAGACTACATCGACCTTTCAAAGACAGATTGCGAGCAGGGAAGTGACGCGCCTTTAGAGGGTGATACGCTTGTTCAGTTCGGTAACAGGACAAAGACCGACAGACAGAACATAATAGAAATTATCACAACGGGTGACGATGCTCCAGCAATCATGTGGTATGCAGGCGTGAACTCATATACGCTTGAAAACAAGAACACGTCTATCATTTCACCTAAAAAAGTGGAATTTGATACGAATTTATTTAGGCTCATCAGTCGCAGTGGTGCAAGAGTTCCTTTAGTCGTTGAACGTGGTACGTGGTCATCGGTAGAAAAATATGGCTATTATGACAGAGTGAGTCATGACGGCAGGTTATGGCTTTGTGTTGCCCCAGTTGGCACAGTTGTAACCTCACAACCAAGCACTACAAATCCGCAGTGGCAATTACAGGTTGACAAAGGGCAGAATGGTACGAATGGTCGTGACGGCGTACAAGGCCCCAGAGGAGAAAGAGGCGAACGTGGCATACAGGGCTTGCGAGGTGTTCAAGGTCCAAGGGGAGAGCGTGGTGTTGCAGGTGAAGCAGGAATAAATGGCAAGACAAGCTATTTTCATGTGAAGTACTCCGATGTTGCTAATCCGACAAACGCCTCACAGATGAACGAAACGGGAGGAGACTATATAGGCACATATGTTGACTTCACAGAGACAGACGGTACCGACCCCAAAAAGTACACATGGGTACGTACGAAAGGGGCGCAGGGTGCAAATGGCGAGAACGGCATACCCGGGAAGAACGGCGTTGACGGTAAGACGAGTTATCTGCACATTGCATACGCCAACAGTGCTGACGGGAAAAGTGGATTTGATGTTTCAGACTCTTCTGGTAAGAGGTATATCGGTACCTATACAGACTTAATTCAGGCGGACAGTACCGACCCTGACAGATATAAATGGGCACTGATAAAGGGTGCAGACGGAACAAATGGACAGAATGCGCTATACATGACTATCACGAGCGATACAGGCTCTATCCTTTACAACGGCAAGGGCATGATAAAATTAACGGCGCGTGTATATGAGGGTTCTGCAGAAAAAACAAGCAGCTATGCGCCTGGCAAGTTCTCATGGCTACGTGTATCTACAGACGCAGGTGCTGACACTGTCTTTAACAACGCACATCAAGGCGTGGGGAACACTATCAGTGTGACACGTGATGATGTAATGAAGATGAACGCGAAATTTGAATGTATATTAAATGATTAGAATATGGGAATAAAGGCAAGAGCAGAATATACGGTATCAGTGGTCAATGACGGTAAAGGCGAGAGAACCTATATCCGTTATTCAGACGATAACGGGAAAACGTTCACGAAAGAAAAACCTTTCGTGGAAGAAACGCCTCTTTTTGAGAAAGCAGATGACACTGTATCTACAAATAAAAGTAAGACAAAACCTGTCGGGGCCAACATCGCTAAGATTCCACTTGCTGGCTTTACAACAGGATCAGTTTACACACTCTCTCTTGATTATAAGTTTGACGAAAAAGTTGAATGGGCAGAGGTCGTAATTTTTAGTGCAAAATGGAAAAATGTACTACATTTCACACTTGATAAATCAACAGACTTTTCTCACTCTTCTTTTGCTTTTACGCTTCCAGACTTTTCACGTGACGGAAATTATTTCTATGTAAGATTAGACAACAAAGAAGCAGTTACGGAGGGTGTAGACGGCAGTGTGCTTGCACGCAATGTACGTATAGAAAAAGGCGGTGTGGAATATCCGAACTTCATCGGCAGGAATTTAGCAAAAGGAACGTTAAATTTTAGTGGCGCTTGGAACTTTGCAGGCGCAGGAGAATTAACGACAGAAAAACATAACGGCTTATCGGTACTAATGCAAGACGGCAATTGGAACCAACGAGGCGCTGTCGTGTCGTGCAAGGCGGGTAGAGTTTATACTTTCAGCTTCTTTGCAAAAGTAGACACGGAGATACCGATAAACTGCAGATGGGTTCTCCGAAACGTGGAAGATAAAGATTACATTGTAACAGGTGGCTTGGCAAGCTATGAACAGTTTACGACAGAGTGGAAGCGGTATAGCGTAACAATAAAATTCTTGAAAGACTATCCTAATGCAGCCTTTTCTGTAGAGAAGAAAGATAACGGCTCAAGGATGTGGCTTTGTGGATATAAGGTCGAATATGGTGATAAAGCAACCGAATACTCGCCAGCCCCCGAAGACTTGCAATTCGGACTAACAACAGGTAAGTTTATCGGCATCGTCTCGTGGGACAAGAATTATCCTCCGCTCAACCCAAACGAGTACACCTGGAGTGAGTTCAAGGGACAAGACGCTGAAATGTATAAGCTGAACCCCTTAGAGGAAAGTGCCGTTGTCGGTGAATATGGGGAATGTAATATTGATTTGCAATACGAAATAAAACATGTCGTTGGCAACAAGGAAACAAAGTACAATGGCGATGATATCACTATATCTGTTGATAGTCGAGTTAATGAGATAATGTTCATGAAAACCCCTGCTGGAAGTTGGGAGTGTAGGGTGTCAATTGTAGATTTTACAAAGAAGAATTTAGGCTCATTCTCGGTCAGCATAATGAAAGGTCAGCAGGTTCTTGATACAAGGGTCGTACCTGTGACCTACAACACGAACGTGATCCTTGAAGCAAGTCAGAAACTTGGTACTATCATAGCAAGTGTAAAAGGTGTATCAAAACTCATCCATAATATGTTTATCGGTTCAACGTTCTTGGAGCCTATTGAGGGGGCATGGATGACGTTCGGAGCAGCCGTTGACAAAGGAGTGAAATACAACAATAGCAATGCCGTGCTTATACAGAATAGCGGAGCGACGCAGGACTCTTATCATGGAGTTTATTTCTTCATCGAGGGCCTTGTACCACAAAAGAAATACACGATTTCTACCATGGTGCGCACAGACAATCTCAAGGGCATGGATGAAGGTGCTGCTATCGAAATCAAGATGACAGACAATGGGCAGGATGTCCGACTTTGTGACCCGTTCCCGATAGTTCTCACAAAGGAGAACGAGTGGCAAAAGGTGGAATTCACGTTCACCGCTCCCGACAGGATTACTTCTGAAAAAGTTCAAGTGCGGTTCCAACTATGGAGAAACGGGCATTTGTGGATTTCGCAGCCGATGATGAGCCAAGGTGAGGCTGCTGCTGACTATACAGCTAACATCAAGGACATACAGCTATCACTCGCGCAAATCAAACTAACGGCAAACACGATTTCGCAGTCGGTTACTGATTTAAATACAGGGCTTGAAAGCGTAGGCATACATCTTAACGGCGCAGAGAAGAAGATAACGCTGCACGGTGATACAGAAATGGTGGATGCGAATGGGAAACATGTAGCGATGTTCAAGGATGGGAAGATAATTACCGAGGCTATCGATGCAGACAAGGTTGTCACAAAGGGTATTCAAAGTAAGACGATTGACGCAAAGGATGCTACGTTTGAGAATGTGAATATCTCGGGAGATTTAACAATAAGGAGATTGCGATATAAAGCTAACGCTATTAGAAATAATAAGCTTGATTGTTCGTTCATTTATGGTCCAGAGGATTTAACTATGCCTATTCTGGAACATAAAGAGTTTATGCAAATAACAGTCTTTGTTCCTATGGTAACAAGAGTAGTTGCATTTGCAAATCTAAAAGTTGGTAGGAGCTCTGATTGCTTTCTATATAAAAATGAATCCTTCCTTGAACAGGGAATACAGAATGTTAGTTTATCAGGCTTTGTAGAATTATTAGGTATTGGAGTATCTCCAGTAAGAACTATTTGGCTTATCATGAAGGATAAAGAATAGGCATAAAGTTATAATTTGATAAAAAAGAATTATAACTGCTTAAAAAACTAACAATAAAGGAATAAGCTGCCGGCAAAAGTTTTGGGAAATAAGAAAGCCCCCGGCCTGTTAATAGTCGTCTCACTTACATATTAACCAAAAGCACCATGTGCGCGACCGGGGGCCAAATCCCTCGTTCACACATGGTGCTTTTTAATTATGTAAGTGAGATGATGCAAAGATACAAATTTTATCAGATATGAAGATAATTGAGATTGTAAAAATTAACAGGGAACTCTTGAAAAATCTGCATACGGCTGGAGTGAGGATAGAGGATGCTAAATATATAGACTTGTATGCTGACTATCGGAGAATGCTTGCAAATGGCGATAAAGTTTCTTATATTGTGACCGTATTGTCTAACAAGTATGCCGTGAGTGAACGCAAGGTATATGGCCTAATCAAGCACTTCCAAAGTGACTGCAAATTATTTGCAGTATGATAGTTGATGGATGTTCTTATTTGTGACGGAAACTCACGACCTTTGCTCCTATTATGAGAAAGCAATATAATTCGGCACCGCTTCCATTCGTCGGTCAGAAGCGGATGTTTGCCAGGGAATTTAAGAAGGTGTTGGAGCAGTTCCCCGACGGAACTACATTCGTGGATCTATTTGGGGGTAGCGGGCTACTGTCGCATATCACAAAATATCAGAAGCCTCACTCAAAGGTGGTGTATAACGACTTTGATGGGTACAAACTACGTTTGGAACATATACCACAGACAAACGAACTGCTTGCAGAATTAAGGGAGATAGTGCATGGTATACCGAGATACAAGCCTATCAAAGGTGATACACGCGAAAAGGTGTTTGAATGCTTGCAAAAGCATCAGGAGCGTTACGGCTATCTGGACTTTATCACCATATCATCCTCTATTATGTTTTCAATGAAGTACCGCCTAAGTATAGAGGAGATGCGTAAGGAGGCATTGTATAACACGATACGCAAGACTGACTATCCCTTATGCAGCGACTATTTGGACGGGCTGAGCATCGTATCGGCAGACTACAAGCAGGTGTTCAATCAGTATAAGGACAAGCCAGGTGTGGTGTTTCTCGTTGATCCTCCGTATCTGAGCACGGAAGTGGGTACCTACAAAATGTACTGGAGGCTTGCCGATTACCTCGACGTGCTGACCGTTCTGGCAGGACATTCGTTTGTATATTTTACAAGTAATAAGTCGTCTATATTGGAATTGTGCGATTGGATAGGCAGAAATAAAACCATAGGCAATCCATTCGAGAAATGCACGAAAGTAGAGTTCAATGCCCACATGAACTATAACGCTACCTACACGGACATGATGCTCTATAAAAAGGCTGGTTAAACACTGTTCAAATACTAATTAAATACTATTAAACTATGAATAAGTACCACGATATTTTAGAGAAGATTATGCGCACGGGTAAGATGCAGCATAACAAGAAAGGTAACATCAAGTACCTGCTGAATGAGCAGCTTTCGTTGTCGCCAGCCGACCTGCTCGACATTTTCGAGAGTCACGGCATTGCCCGCAAGAAACTGAAGAACGAACTACAGCTATTTATGCAGGGTGAGCGGCAGGTAGAGAAGTACCGAGAGGCTGGCATCAACTGGTGGGACTATTGCGGAAGTGTGTTGGTGAACAGTTACCCGACTTACTTTGAACAGTTACCGCCATTGATAGCAAAGATAAACCGTGAGAAACGCAATAGTAAAAACTATATATTGTTCCTTGGAGAGACCAATGCGGAGAGTAACCAAGCACCATGTCTGAGCCTTGTGCAGTTCCAAATAGACGAGGGGGTGCTTGTGCTGTCAGCTTACCAGCGAAGCAGTGATGCAAACCTCGGTCTGCCGGCAGACATTTATCATCTTTATTTGATGTCACGGCAGATAGACCTTCCATTGAAATCTATAACGCTCAATCTCGCCAATGTTCACATCTATGAGAGCAATTTAGAGCGAACGAAAGAACTACTTGACGGAAACGAGAATGTGAAGTTTGAACTCAATGTTTGAGTGCGTAAAGTCCCAATATATACTATACAAAGATAGTAATTTTCTGCGAGATATACAAATATTTGTAATAGAAAAACGCCTCAAAATAAAAGATTCTTGAGGCGTTTTTTACGTGGGGGAGGGAACCCTAAAAGAGTACATTTCGTTTTACGTAACAGAGCACTTCGTTTTATTTTCTCGGAACATTTCGTTTTGCGGATTATAGTTGAGTGGGGTATAACAGCAAAAAAAGAGATGAAAGCATCGACTTTCATCTCTTTTTCTATGTAGATAATGTTCGTTTTATTCTTTCAAGAGCGCCTTGTGTGCTTCTTCAAACGGGCGAGGATACTTGCTGATGAAACACATGTTGACTAAACAGTTGGCTAAAATCTCTACATCACTGAGGTCAACTCCTTTCTCACGAGAGACTTCTTTGCCGAGAATAACTTCCCAAGTGCCATTGAAATTGGCATCTTCGGCCCCCATATACTGTTCTTCTCCCTTGCCTTTGATGAGCTTATAGCGAATACTTTTGCTCGAAGAAACAGGGCGCATACCGACCATGATGTCGTAAGCGACCTTCAAAGGTTCACGATATTTGGCCGTACCGGGAAACATTTCGTTGATTACCGGCATGAGTTCATCGAACTCATAAGCTTGTAACAATTGGTGCAGTTTCATCTTATTGCTTAGAACTTAGCCATTTTTATTGCGACAACAGCACACTCATCACCCTTGTTCCCCAATCGTCCGCCACTGCGATCCTGTGCTTGTTGCAGGTCGTTGGTGGTCAGAAGACCATAGATAACAGGGATTTCCTGCGTGGCATTCAGGCGTGCAATGCCTTCGGTTACACCTTGACAGATATAGTCGAAGTGTGGAGTTTCACCACGAATAACACTTCCTAAGATAATGACTGCATCGTAACCACCATGCAACACCATTTGATGCGCACCGTAGATAAGTTCGAAACTTCCCGGAACTGTCTTCACATGGATGTTCTCCGGAAGTGTCCCGTGCTTCTTCAGTGTTGTCATTGCACCGTCAAGCAAGGCATCAGTAATCTCTGGATTCCATTCGGCCACCACGATACCGAAACACATGTTGCTTGCATCGGGCACCGTGTTGACATCGTAATCAGACAGATGATGTAATTCAGTTGCCATGTTATCTTGATGCTCTTTCAATGTACTTGTCAATCTCCTGGCTCTGAACAAGCGCAGAGTTTACGTACTTCTTCTTGATGTCCTGATATATTTTCAGTGCATCATCTTTCTTTCCTTGGCTCTCCAAAAGGATTGCAGCTTGGAGGCGGAAAGTAGGAGAAAGCGAGTTGTTAACGCCGTCTCGGCCCTCACTGTCGGCCATATCGGCAGCCTTCTTCAGGTTATCGACGGCCTTGTCGAGCTGCTTGACGTGCGCATAGGCATTGCCCAAAGCGGCAACGGCAGCAGGACTGACCATGGCATCGTCTGAAGGAGAATACTCGTCCAGATACTTCACGGCATCGTTCCACTTGTTCA